GGATTCGCTTCTTATGTTGGTATTGCGAGATCCACAACTCATGTAGATCTCGCAATTAATAGACAAAGTAATGATGCTGCCGTTGATACTGGATCACTTTCTGTCCAGATTAAGAATCATATTTAGTTAAATAAATAAATAAAAACTCCGTAAAATGGCTGCAATTATAACTGATCAACTTCGTATATTAAATGCAAAGAATTTTATAGCAGGAGTTGCTTCTACTAGTAACTCCTACTATTCCTTTGTTGGATTGCCAAATGCCACAGATTACAATTCTGACTGGAATACAAATCCACCTTCTCCCGTAGATAATTTCAATCAGGAGAATGATTATTGGGATACTATGATTGCATTGAAGAAAATATCAAAAAGTGATGTCAGACAAGTTATAAGAAAAATAACTTGGACTTCTGGAATTACATATGATATGTATCGCCATGACATAAGTGTAAATAATCCTTCACAACCATCAAATTCTTTTGATTTATATTCTGCAAATTACTATGTTGTAAATAGCGATTATAGAGTTTATATTTGTCTTCAAAATGGAACTTCTCCAGAAAATCCATCTGGAAGGCCCTCTTTAGATGAACCAACTTTTACAGATCTAGAACCAAGAGAAGCTGGAACAAGTGGAGATGGTTATGTTTGGAAATATCTTTACACAATTAGTCCGAGTGATATTGTAAAGTTTGATTCAACAAATTATATGCCAGTTCCACAGGACTGGGAAACAAGTACAAGAGATGCTGCAGTAAGAAATAATGCATCATCTAGTGGTCAATTAAAAATTGTTACCATTACTAATAGAGGTGTTGGATTAGGAACTGCGAATAGAACTTATACTAGAGTTCCAATTAAAGGTGATGGTTCTGGAGCAGAAGCAACAATCGTTATCAATAATGACTCCAAGGTAGAAAGTGTAACTGTTTCAAATGGTGGTTCTGGATATACATTTGGAACTTTAGATCTAGTTTCTGGAAATGTTCCAACTGGATCAACTTCACCAACATTTAATGTGATTATTCCTCCACAAGGAGGTCATGGGTCAGACATTTATAAAGAACTTGGTGCATACAATGTTCTTTTATATTCAAGAATTGAAAACGATACTGATAATCCAGATTTTATCACAGGAAACCAAATAGCAAGAGTTGGTATTGTAGAAAGTCCTCTTAGCTATAACTCAGACAGTATTTTAACATTAGATAAGGCAAGCGCAGTTTATGCCCTAAAGTTAACTGGTATTGGTTATAGTTCCGTAGTTTTCAATTCAGATACTCAGATAACTCAAACAATTGGAGTAGGATCAACCGCATTTGGTAGAGTTATTTCATATGATCAAAATACTGGCGTTCTAAAATATTGGCAAGACAGATATCATGTTGGTTTCAATACCAATGGAACACAAAATTCTTCACCAACATATGGATTTACCTTACATAGATTTACCGCCAATATTGGCAGTGGAGGATCTTTAAATATTCTAGGTGGAAGTGCAACCCTTGCAATTCAAACAACATTTGGAAGTTCTAGCAATCCAGGTATTAGTACCATAATAAATAGTAGGACCTACTATTTGGGTCAACAATTTGTTAAGGGTGTTTCACAACCAGAAGTTCAAAAATACTCTGGAAACATCTTTTATGTTGATAATAGACCATCAATTACTAGATCATCAAACCAAAAAGAAGATATCAAAGTCATTTTGCAATTCTAAGGAATTATGTCTCAAGAAACTAATCTCAATGTAGCACCATATTTCGATGACTACAATGAACCAGTAATTGGTGGTAGGGATAATAATTACTATAAAGTTCTTTTTAAGCCAGGATTTCCAGTCCAAGCAAGAGAACTGACAACTCTTCAGTCAATATTGCAGAACCAAGTAGAACAATTTGGTACTCATTTTTTCAAAGAGGGTGCAAAGGTTATTCCCGGTTCTCTTTCTTACATAAATCCATTTTACTATGTTCAACTAGAAGATAACTTTTTAGGAATTCCGATTGAACTTTATATTAATGAATTGGTTGGAAAGAGAGTAAGGGGAGAAATATCTGGAGTTGTTGGCATAGTTAAAAAAGTACTGAGTAAGACAGAATCTGAAAGAGGAACTTACACTCTATATGTCGATTTAATTGACTCAGATTCAAATAATTTTACAAATTCTCAGTTTAATGATGGTGAAAATTTAATTTCTGAAGAACCGATTTCTTTTGGTTCCACTTTTATTGCAGCTAACGAAGGTTTTGCTAGAACCGTTGCTTCAAATGCAACAGGCAAAGGAACTGCTTTTGCTTTGAGTGCTGGGGTTTACTTCTTAAGAGGATATTTTGTAGATGTAAAAGATGAAATTTTACTTTTAGATCAATATTCCACAAATCCAAGTTATAGAGTTGGATTGGATGTAGTAGAAGAGGTAATATCTGCTGACTTAGATCCATATTTAAATGATAATGCAAATGGTTTCAATAACTATGCTGCTCCGGGTGCAGATAGATTAAAAATAACTGCATCTTTAGCTAAAAAACCAGTAGATCTTTATGATAGTCCAGGATTTGTAGAACTTGCAAGAGTTGAAAATGGAATTCTTGTAAAGATAAACAATAATACCGATTATAATCTCTTATCAAATGAACTTGCAAGAAGAACATTTGATGAATCTGGCGATTACTACATTAAAGCATTTAATCTATATGTAAAAGAAAGTTTAAATGATGGTGAAGGAAATGATGGTATTTACAGAGAAAATCAATTAACCTCTAGTGGCCTAACACCATCTGAAGATTTGATGGTATATAAAATATCTCCAGGAAAAGCATATATTCGTGGTTATGAAGTAGAAACTTTAGCGCCAGCATTTTTGGATGTTCCAAAAACAAGATCAACTAGAACCATTGAAAATCAAGCAGTTAATTTTAATTTTGGGTCAACACTAGTTGTAAATAATGTTCATGGTTCTCCTTCACTCGGAATCAATACATCAACCACGATAAGTTTAAGAAATTCTAGAATTGGTATTAATTCAACTTCTCCTTCAGGAAAGGAGATTGGTATTGCCAGAGTTTATGATTTTGCTTTAGAATCTGGATCTTATGAATTCGATAACCAAGCACTCAATCGTTGGGATATTTCGCTATTTGATGTTCAAACATATGGTGATTTGACCATTAATGAGCCCATTACTCTAACTATTCCGACATATGTTAAAGGAAATTCGAGTGGAGCAACTGCTTTCCTTAAGAACGCCGTCAGTTCCGGAATTGCCTTAACAGTATATCAAATTTCAGGAAACTTTATCAATGGTGAGAAGTTAATTTTTGATGGAACTACAGAAACAAGAGTAAGCACTGGATATACTGATTATAGTATTTCTGATGTGAAATCACTTTACGGTATTGTTGGATCTGGAAATACATTTAACTCTGATGTAATTCAAATCCCATCCACAACTATTGGCAATGTAACTATTACTGCAAGATCAGGAGGTATTTCAACTGTTACAAGTCCTCTCGTTTCTTTCCCAGGAATTGTAACTACAGGAAATATCGTACAATATACTAGACCAGGATTTTCGGTAAAATCTTTCGCTAAGATAGATCAAGTTTTTACTAACTCTATAGTAGTGTCTGGATTGACTACGGTTACTGGAGTTTGTGATGGCGAACTACCACAATCACAGATAACAGTTAACGATTTTACATTAGTAAATTCTTATTTACAAAAATCAAATAATGTTGTAGAGTCAAGTTTATTTGAACCTCTACCAAAAGTCAATATAGAATCAGTAGATTTGAGTGGATCTACTATTATTATTAGAAAACAGTATGATGTAACAATTACAAACAACTCAACGAATACTGTTCAGTCTGGCACTGATGAAGTATTTTTACCTTTCGACGAAGAGAGATATGTTTTAACAAGGTCTGATGGTAGCACAGAAATTCTAACACCCGATAAGTTTCAATTTAACTCTGGTGCAAACCAATTAACAATTAATGGTCTCGGTTCAAATACCACTGGTAGATTAATAGCCACCCTTAGAAAATCCAATGTAACTGCAAAATCTAAGAGAAAGCAAAGAATAAGCACACTGATAGTCAATAAATCTAAGTATGACTATTCCGGCATTGGATCTACAACTACAAATGATGGACTGTCATATGGGAATTATCCTTTTGGAACAAGAGTTCAGGACGAAAGAATTTGTTTAAATGTTCCTGATGTAGTTGATGTATATGGAATTTTCGAGTCAAATGATACTTCAGATCCAACTCTGTCAAAGATAACCATAGGTTCTATGGATGGTCCAACATCCAAAACCGATGATCTTATTGTTGGAGAAACTTTTACAGGAACAGTATCTGGAGCTAAAGGACTATATGCCGAAAGAGTTGATAGTGGCCAGATTTCTTTCATATATCTAAACTCTTTAACATTCCAAGAAGGAGAAGTTATTAGTTTTAAAGAATCTGGAGTAAATGGCATTGTTTCTGTAATATCTTTGGGAAGTAAGAATATTTCCAATAATTTCACACTAGATAAAGGACAAAAACTAACTCATTATGATTATTCAAATATAAGAAGATTACCAAATAAGAAAGAACCTACAAGAAAAATAAAAGTAGTTTTCTCATATGGTTACTATGATTCTTCAGATAATGGTGATATTACTGTAGCAAATTCTTACGAATCTTTCAATTATGCAACTGAGATAGGATCTGTCAATGGATTTAGAAATACTGATGTTATTGATGTAAGACCAAGAGTTAATAATTTTATAGTTTCTGAAGGAGCAAGATCTCCGTTTGAATTTGATGGTAGAAGTTTTGCTGATGGAAACCACAGTTCAAAATATATTTTTGCATCTGATGAATCAGAAACTCTATCATTTAATTATTATTTGCCGAGAATAGATAGAATCTATCTAACAAAAGATGGAGTATTCCAAGTAAAATATGGATCGCCATCAGATACACCACAAATTCCAGAAGAAGTTTCTGGTGCTTTAAATGTTGCAAATCTTGCAATTCCACCATATGTTTATGATACCAAGAACATTAAAATAGATTATGTTGAGCACAAGAGATATCAGATGACTGATATCTTCAAACTCGAAAATAGAATCAAAAATCTTGAGTATTATACCTCACTATCACTATTAGAAAATAATACTTCCAACTTGTTTATTTCTGATGCAAATGGTCAAAATAGATTTAAGTCAGGATTCTTTATTGATAACTTCTCTTCTGCTGGGACTCAAGACAACAAAGTAGGTGTAAAAAATAGTGTTGACTTGCAAAATGGACAATTAAGACCTTCACATTATACCACACAATTATCTCTTGAAGTTGGTTCAAGTTCTATTGTTGGATTGGCTTCAACTAGCGTACAAAATCAAGATCAAAGATTTGTTAACGATCTTGTAGGGACCAATATTAAAAAATCCGGAAGTGTTATAACACTTGATTATGAGGATGTTTCTTGGTTAGAGCAACCATATGCGACAAGAGTTGAAAATGTAACTCCATTCTTAGTTCAGTTGTGGACTGGTAATATAAAATTAGAACCAGATACCGATGTGTGGATTGATGTAAATCGCCTAGAACTAAGAGATGTTCAAATGGAAGGTAGCTTCCTCGGTGTTGCCGAAGCAATGAGAGCAGAAGTAACAACAACTGCAGATGGATCTCGCTTAGGTGTAAGTCCAATAATATGGCAGTCTTGGGAAACTACAGGAATAAGACAAAGAATTAGATTAGACTTAGATGCATCTTTAAATACATCTTCATCTACTAATACAAACTTCTCAAACGAAAGAACAACGAGTTCTAGCACAACAAGAGATACTGGAGGTTTCCAGAAAAAGAGAGGAATTCCTACAGAAACAACAACAACAAATCTTACAACTAGAGATAGAACAACAACAGTAAATCAAAGAACAGATCTAGCAATCTCAGGTTCAGTAAGTCTAACTACCAATTTAGATCAGCAAAGAACTGGAGAGAGAAGAACTGTTCGTGAGCAAATAGATACAGAATCTCTTGGAGATAGAATTGTAAGTCGTGATATCATTACATTCCAGCGTTCTAGAAATATAGAATTTAATGCTTCTAGATTAAAACCAAATACACAATTATTTGCATTCTTTGATGATGTTGATGTTAATGAGTATTGTGTTCCAAAATTACTAGAAATTTCTATGCTATCTGGAATTTTCCAGGTGGGTGAGGATGTTATTGGTATTATGCCAGTTTCTGATAGAACTTCTTTGGAAGATAGGTCCGATGTAAGTTCTTCGACTTCTATTAGATTTAGAGTTGCAGTTTCAAATCATAAGTACGGTCCATATAATTCACCAACAGTTGTTTATTCTAATAATCCTTACGATAGAAATAACACAGTACCTCCAATTTACTCTTCTACAAGCAATATTCTGAATATCGATACCTTTAGTTTGCAGAATGATACTCAACCACAATATTTTGGAAATATTAGACCTGGAATGATCTTAAGAGGCCAGACTAGTGGTGCTCAAGCAACAGTTACTGAAAGAAGATTAATCACAGATTATCAAGGTGTTCTAATTGGTTCATTCTTTGTACCAAATGGAAGTGTAACTGGAAATCCAATATTTGAAACAGGAAGATCTGTATTCAGGTTGACAAGTAGTTCATCAAACTCAAAAATTCCAGGTGTTGTAACAACAGTTGCAGAAGAAATTTTCTACTCTCAAGGTGATATTGATAATACTCAAGAAGTTACACTCTCATTGAGAAATGCAAGAACAAGTTTCCAAGATTTCACTCAGACCAGAACTTTAACATCATCAACTTCAGATTCTGATACTGCAAGAGCATCTACTACAACATCATTTAATATTACAAGTAGTGAGGTAGTAAGTGCCAACACATCGACAAGCACTGGATACAGAGACCCTCTTGCACAATCTTTCCTTGTTAGTGATGCAACTGGCGTTTTTGTAACTAAAGTGGATGTCTTCTTTAGAACTAAGGATACTATTCTTCCTGTTGAGTTTTATATTAGTGAAGTGAATTTGGGAATTCCTACTAAGAAGATAGTACCATTTACCGATGTTACTGTTTACCCAGATCAAATTCAAACATCTGAAGATGCATCAGTGGCTACAACAATTGAATTTGAAGCACCTGTTTATCTTGAATCTCAAAAAGAATATGCATTAGTTCTTTTATCAGATTCAACAGAATATACAGTTTGGATTTCTAGACTTGGTGAATTTGATGTACAAACTTTAAACAACCAGAGCACTCAAGTTTTAGTTTCCACTCAACCATTGCTTGGATCACTGTTTAAGTCACAAAATGCTTCGACATGGGATCCAAGTCAATATGAAGACCTCAAGTTTAAACTGTACAGAGCCAATTTCGTAGAGAGTGGTTCAGTACTGTTCTTCAATCCTTCTTTACCAACAGATGTATCTAGATTGACTTCAGATCCTTTTGATATTGATTCAAAAACTGTTAGAATTGGAATTGGAACTACTGTAAGAGATACAAATCTTACCAGTGGTAATACAATTCTTCAGTTAACTTCTGGTGCTCAAGGAAATCTTGTAGGAACAGCAGGAACTGCGAAGGGAGATCTAACTATAATTAATAGTGGCATTGGATATACTCCATCAAGTGGTTCACAAACTTTCAATAATCTAACATTGACTAATGTAGAGAGTTCTGGAAGAAATGCAACAGCAAATATTACAATAAGCAATGGAGTTGCAGTAGCTGCAACTATCCGAAATGGAGGAACTGGTTATTCTGTTGGAGATGTACTAACAGTATCATCAATTGGTATATCTTCAGTAGGAAGAAACCTAAGATTGAGTGTTTCGGAATTGAATGGCATAAATGAACTTATTGTAACCGATGTTCAAGGAGAATTTGTTGTTGGGGCGGGATACACTATTCAATATATCAATAACTCAGGAATAACAACAAATCTAAATGGAGGATTTGGTGGAAATGTAACGCTATCTTCACCTGAAGAAATTGTGTTCGATGGTTTACATGCAAAAGTTCTTCATAGAAATCATGGTATGCATTCTAATGTAAACCAGGTTGTGATAACAGGAGCAAAATCAAATGTAACTCCAACAACACTAGCAGTTGATTATGCTTCATCGTCAACATCAGATATTATCTTATCAAGTTCAACAAACTTCTCAACATTTGAAGGTGTTAGTGTTGGAAGCACAAATCCAGGTTATGCTCTCATTTCCAATGAGATTATCAGATACACTGGAGTTTCTGGAAATTCGCTAACAGGAATAACTAGAGAAATTAATGGAACTAAAGCTTTCTCATACAATAGTGGAGATTTGGTTTATAAGTATGAATTGAATGGAGTTTCTCTGTTGAGAATTAATAAGACGCACACATTAAGTGATGCTACAGTCACTGATCCAATAGGACTTGATTACTATCATGTAAAGGTCGATATGTCTTCTGGAACAAATACTACAGATAGACAAACTGGTTCTGGTCTTCCAAAACTATTCTTCACACAAAATGGCAAATTTGGCGAGAAAGAAGTAAATGCAACTTATAATGTTGCATTTGATTTAATTACACCAAATTTTGGAATCATTTCTCCAAAATTTACTGCAACTTCAGCATCAGTCAGAACTGTTTCTGGAAAGAGTATTGATGGAAATGAGTCTCCATATGAAGATAAAGGATTCCAGTCCATTTCACTAGTAAATCAATCTGCATATTTCGATTCCCCTCGCATAGTTGCATCAAAGGTAAATGAAGATTCTAGACTAACTTCTCTACCAGGAAATAAGTCATTCACAATGAATATTAATTTGATCTCTTCCAATTCCAAAGTGTCTCCATGCATAGACTTGAACAAAACAAGTGTTATCTTTACAACTAATAGAATCAACAATCCAGTATCAGATTATACTGCAGATTCAAGAGTTAATACTTATTATGATGATCCAAACTCTTGCGTATACATTTCAAACCCAGTATCTCTAAAGAATCCAGCAACTGCAATAAAATTACTGGTATCTGGTTCAATTCATGAATCCAATGACATCAGAGGATTCTACTCAATTCAAAATGATATAAATGAAGATCCAATTTTTATTCCTTTCCCAGGATATGAAAATGTGGATTCTGTGGGTAGAAAAATAAATCCAGCTGCAAGCAATGGACTGCCAGATACATTGACTCCTAAAAATTCATCATATGAGTTTCTACCAACTCCAAATTCTTTTGTTGAATATGAATTTTCTGATGATAACCTACCTAACTTCAAAATCTTTAGAGTTAAGTTAATTCTCACTTCAACAAATCAGGCATATCCACCAATTATCCAAGATCTAAGAGCAATTGCTTTAGCATAAGATGAACTTAATACCTGTAGAGGGCGAGAGAAATCTCGCCCGTGATATGAGGACAAACGCCATCATTAATACAAATGAACAAGAATATAATGCATATCTTGCGAGAAAAAACTCAACGACAAATGAAAAACAAAGAATTGAAAATTTGGAAAATCAGATCAGTGAAGTTAAAGATGATTTGAATGAGATAAAAATGTTACTTAGGAGATTATCAAATGGATCCTGATTCAATAAAGTTAGATGATTTATCAAAAAATTTCGAATACACCAAAGCTTGTATAGAAATAGACTCTATAAATGATATAGAAGAATTGAAAAATATAAGTAAAGCATATATGAAATTATACATGAAACAGCAGGAAGTACTATCAGATTTATTCTCTCAACCAAATCATAAATAATTTCAAGAGGTATTAGATAAATGGCGCAACCTTCTTCTAGACAAGGACTAATAGATTACTGCAAAAGAAAACTGGGTGCGCCGGTTTTAGAAATTAATGTTGCAGATGAGCAAATAGATGATTTGGTAGATGATGCAATACAGTTTTTTCAAGAGAGACATTTTGATGGTGTTTCTCAGATGTATTTGAAATATCAAATCACACAGGACGATATTGATAGGGGAAGGGCTCCAAATGGAAATAATCCAAGTGCAGGAATAGTTACATCAACAGCATCAACATCTATAAATGGTTCTACAGTAACATTTGATTATAAGGAAAGCAGCAATTACTTACAAGTACCACCCTCAGTTATTGGCGTAACAAAAGTCCTTCATTTTGATGGAACAAACACTGTCACCAATAATATGTTTAGTGTGAAATATCAACTATTCCTAAATGACATTTATTACTGGGGGTCAACAGAACTGTTAACTTATGCAATGGTCAAAACTTATCTTGAAGATATGGATTTTCTTTTGACCACTCAAAAGCAAATTCGTTTTAACCAAAGAATGGATAGGTTGTATCTTGACATCGACTGGGGAAGTGTGAATGTCAATGATTATCTAATTATTGATTGTTATCGAACATTGGATCCAAATGATTTTTCTAGGGTTTGGAATGATTCTTTCCTAAAACCATATTTAACAGCACTTATAAAACGCCAATGGGGACAAAATCTTATCAAATTTCAGGGAGTAAAACTTCCTGGTGGAGTAGAGTTAAATGGTAGGCAAATATATGATGATGCTCAAAAAGAACTTGATATGATCATGGAAAAAATGTCGAATACTTATGAACTTCCACCTCTAGACATGATCGGTTAATAATATGCTCAATCCATTTTTTCAACAAGGTTCAAAGACAGAACAAGGACTAATACAAGACCTGATCAACGAACAATTGAGGATGTATGGAGTTGAGGTTTATTATTTGCCCAGACAATATGTTACTGAAAAGACAATAATAAAAGAAGTTATAGAGTCTAAGTTTGATAATGCATATCCAATAGAGGCATATGTTGATACTTATGAGGGATATAATGGGTTAGGAACATTGATGTCAAAATTTGGAATCCAAGAAATGGATGATTTAATTTTGACGATATCGAGAGAAAGATTTGAAACTTACATAACTCCACTGATTAAAGATGTTTCAAATGTAAAGCTTTCATCAAGACCGAAGGAAGGAGATTTAATTTATTTTCCTTTGGGGGATAGATTATTTGAAGTAAAGTATGTCGAACATGAAAAACCATTCTATCAATTGCAGAAGAATTATGTTTATCAATTAACATGTGAACTCTTCAGATATGAGGATGAAATCATTGACACCAGTATTGAAGAAATTGATGACAATACCGTAGATCAAGGTTATACACAAACATTAACACTTGTTGGTAGTGCCTCTACAGCCACAGTTATAACAGGAATATTAAATGGTGGTGTAAGAAAAATAACTCTCACAAATAGAGGGAGTGGATACACTTCTATACCTAGAGTTGCAATTTCCTCTGCTCCAGCTGGTGGTTTAACCGCTGTTGGTGTTGCAACCATGATTTCCGGAATTATTGATTGCAATGGAGTAACATCGGATAAAATACAAGGAGTTGAAATAGTAAATCCTGGATACGGTTACACTGTTGCCCCAGGAATTTCATTTATTGGTGGTGGAGGAGTTGGTGCTGCAGCCACTACAGAAATTGCAGATGGTGTTATTGGAATAATAACAATTACAAATGGAGGATCTGGATATACATCTCCACCAGTTGTAACTATCAGTTCTCCCGGAATAGGAACAACAGCTTCTGCATTTGCTGTAGTAAGTGCTGCAGGAACAATTACATCTGTAAGGATTGTTGATGCTGGTGTTGGATACACAGTTGCACCAACCATAACCATTGCGTCTCCAATTATTGGTAGTGGAAATACAGCATCTTATGTTTTCAATGAAATTGTTACTGGATCAGTAAGCGGAACAACAGCAAGGGTAAAAACATGGAGTTCTATAACCAATGTTCTAGAAGTCTCTGTAATCTCAGGTTCATTTGTTTCTGGTGAAAATATTGTTGGAACTGCAAGTAGTGCTACAAGACTTCTTAAAACTATCGATACGGACGATATCAACGATCCATATGCCCAAAATGATGTAATAGAAGATGAAGCGGATCAAATAATTGATTTTTCTGAGAAAAATCCTTTTGGTATGCCTTGAAACATAAATAACACTAAGGTTTTGTTAAGTACTTTACAAAAATTTTTAAAATGTTTGAATATTTCTATCATGAGATATTAAGAAGAACTGTTATTTCTTTCGGTTCTCTATTCAATAATATTTCAATTAAACACACAAATAATTCTGATGAAGTTGTCAGTGTTATTAAGGTTCCTTTAGCATATGGACCAACACAAAAGTTTTTGGCAAGACTTGAACAATCTCCAGATTTAAATAAACCAGTCCAAATAACTTTACCAAGAATGTCATTTGAATTCATTGGTTTAAGTTATGATCCCCAAAGAAAGGTAACACAAACTCAAGCATTTATAACTGCACCAACATCAAATAAAACTCAAGAAAAAAAGGCATACATGCCAGTTCCATATAATATGCAATTTGAATTGAGTATTATGACAAAATTAAATGATGATATGCTTCAGATCGTTGAACAAATATTACCGTATTTTCAACCATCTTATAACATGTCTATAAATCTTATTGAAGAAATTGGAGAAAAGAGAGATATTCCAATTGTTCTTGATAACATCACAATGAGTGATGATTATGAGGGAGATTTTAGCACTAGAAGAGCATTAATTTATACTCTAAGATTTACTGCAAAAACATATCTTTTTGGTCCTGTACTTTCTGCATCTTCCGATATTATTAAAAAAGTTTCTGTTGGTTTTATTGCAGCATCTTCTTCTGGAGCAGATTCAAAGGCTGGTGCAAGAGATCTTACATATTCTGCAGAACCAAGAGCTGTTAAAAATTACACAGGAACTGTTACAACAAGTTTGGTTGGAGATATTGGATTATCCGAAACTCAAATTACCGTAGGGGACGCATCATCAATTCCAGAGAACACATATATTATTATTGACAATGAAGAGATGTATGTAGATTCAAAATCTGGAAATACTCTCACTGTCATAAGAGGATCAGATCAAACAACAGTATCTAACCATGTTTCTGGTGCAGATATTAAGAAAATAACAAACCAAGATGACCAATTGATTGAGGTTGGAGATGATTTTGGATTTAGTGGCGGATTCTCATGAAAATGACAAAAAAATTTGATGACCTAAATGAGACATTCAATGTTTCCGGAGAAATTGTAGAAAGGCAAATAGATCCAATCGAAAAGGTTGAAAAAGTAGCATCCTCCTTAGAGGATGTCAAAAAAGATTATGAGTATACTAGAGGTAATTTGTATTCTTTGATTGAAAAAGGTCAAGAGGCAATTAATGGAATTCTTGAATTAGCTCAAGAAAGTGAAATGCCAAGAGCATACGAAGTTGCAGGTCAACTTATTAAAAATGTTGCAGATGCTACAGACAAACTCATGGATCTTCAGAAAAAACTTAAAGATCTTGATGAAGATAAGAGTATTAAAGGACCAACAAATGTCACGAATGCATTATTTGTAGGTTCAACAGCAGAGTTAGCCAAGTTACTTAAAAAACAATCTACCGATGAAAACATTTAAAGAGTTTCAAGAGGAGTGGAGTAATAAATATAAAAAGAACATTGATTGCTCAAATCCAAAAGGATTTTCTCAACGCGCTCATTGTGCAGCGAGAAGAAAGAGAGCTAAAGGTGAAGAAACTAAGTCAAAACCAGTTGAATGAAAAATCAAAAGTTTTCACATAAAACTCCACATCTAAAAGGAAAACAACATCAGTTGGATCCTAACTTAGATTTAAAACAATTAGTACATCACGCTTCTGCAGAATTTGTAGATCGTGATGCTGATGGCGATGTGGATGTTTATGATAATCCAAAAAAGAAAACTCCAGATGAAAATCCAATTGATATTAATGTTGGGGCATTGTCTAAAAAACTAATTGCAAAACAAAAGGGCGAATTGAAACATACTAAAAGAGGTATGGCTTACGAAGATCTTCGTAAGTGGTTTGGAACTGGTGGAGAAGGTGGTGTTGGTGGTGGTGGATGGGATCGCTACAACACAGAAGGAGAAAGAATTGGAAAATGTGCTCGTGAACCAGGTGAGCCAAAGCCAAAATGTTTATCAAAAGAAAAGGCAGCGAAAATGTCTAAAGATGAAATCGCTGCGGCAGTAAGAAGAAAGAGAGAAAAAGATCCAGTAGCAGATCGTCCAGGAAAAGGAGGAAAACCAAAAATGGTATCCAACAAGATTGAAGAACAGTCGGATGAAATGAGATATTGTCCGATGTGTAAAAAGAAAGAAAAAAGAATGGAATGTTCTTATGGACCTGCTATGTGGGAAGCAGTAACTATTGGTGGAGTTACGGAATCTAAAAAACCAGAACCAGATCATGAGCACTCAATGGCAAGATCTGAACTTTCTACTATTGAAAGGGCAGTAAAGCGTCTCAGATCAAAAATGAAGGGAGAAGGTAATATTGAGGCATGGGTTCAATCAAAAATTACCAAAGCAGCGGATTACATCGATGCAGCAGCAGATTATTTGGATAGTGGTGAACATAATGTAGAAGAAGCAAAAGATCCTTGTTGGACTGGCTATAAGCAAGTTGGAATGAAAAAGAAAAATGGCAAAGAAGTTCCAAATTGTGTTCCAGAAGAAGTAGATCTAGAAGAAGAAAATAAACCCACCAATCCAAAACTTTGGGCTAAGTGGAAAGCAAAGGCAAAGGCAAAGTTTGATGTATATCCATCAGCGTATGCAAATGGTTGGGCTGCAAAAGGATACAAATCTGAAGGTGGTGGTTGGAAATCAGTTTCGGAAGAAACCAAAGTTTGTGAAGTATGTGGAAAGTCACCTTGTGAATGTTCTCCAAAGAGACCAATGGGAGGAAGTTCTGCAAAACCAGGACCAAATAAAAATTATGTGAAACCAATGGGTGAGTCAGTTAGAATTCCATCGAAAACAGGAAATATTATTCTTGTTACTTTGAGTTGGAGAGGAAAGTATTTTATGATCAAATTATTCTTCTTTT